AGCATTTTGTGGTTGGGCATTTCAATTACATAATGATTATGAAGATACAGAAATTTGGAGAAAGATTCCAAAAGATACTGATGTGTTAATCACCCACGGACCTGCCTATGGTTTTCTTGACCAATTTCTAATGCCAACTGGTAATTTAAGTGCTAGACTTGGTTCTAAGGGATTGCACAATTGGATTGATGCCAATAACCCGAAGGTACATATCTGTGGGCATATTCATACACCACCTGAGCAAATCTTAGATGGTTACGGTGAGATTACAACACATATCAATGCTGCATGTTTAAATGAGAGTTACGAATTTAAAAACAATAAAGGATATATAGAATGGGAGCTTTAGGACAACATTTTGATGAGTTAGAAACAAAACATAAGTTAGAGGTTGGTGAACTTGAAATGAGGATCATTGATTTGGAAACTGAATTGACTATCATCAAAGGTAGATATGAATCTCTATGCGGTAAGGTAAGAACCAATGCCAATGAGAAACGCAATGAGGGTGAGAATTTTCTAAGAACGTACAGACAAGATAAGGATTAATATGACAAACACTAAAGCAAAGATTAAAGATTGGACAAGTAAGAAATGGCACTCTACACATAATTGGAGAACAGGAACTGGTAAGTTTCTCAAACGAATTATGAACAGAAAGATTAGACACACAAAAATTGACGTGGAGACAAAATGAGCAACGATGTAATACAAATGAAATTTAATACAGTCACAAGATTAACAGCATCGTGGTGTGGACCTTGTAAATCATATGCTCCAATCTTTGAAGAAGTTACTGACGGATTCGTGGATGATTGGAAAATTGTAACGTTGGATGTTGATACGGAAGAAGGTAAAGAGTTTGCTATGAAACATGGGACAAGAAGTGTACCGACGACAGTCATTGAACATCGTGGGCAAGAAGCAGTAGTCGTTCCTGGAGCATTAGACAAAACTAAGTTAGAATTTTTATTAACAAAATAAGTCAAATATCGCTTTACTTTTGGGTTAAACTAGGGTATAATAGGTACTATAAATGATTGAAAAAGAAATGAAATATTACACACCAGGAATTGGAAAGAACTTAATTAAATCTGCTTCACTTTATGCAAGTGAAGCACATAAAGGTCAGTTTCGTAAGGGAGGAAAGAATATCCCTTACATTACTCACCCAGTTGCTGTTATGAATATTGTTAAGAAGCGTGGTGGGTCTATTGAGGCGCAAATAGCATCCGTATTACATGATGTAGTTGAGGACTGTGGGGGATATACCGTAAAGGATATATCTACCCATTTTGGTACCGCTATCGCCCTTCTAGTTGATTATGTGAGCGAGACGGACAAAAGTTTGACTTGGAAAGAACGTAAGATTCGATATATCAATCGACTAAAACAAGCACCGAGAGATGCGGTTATTGTTAGTGCAGGTGATAAGTTACACAACTTACGTTGTACTGAAAAGGACTTTGAAGAGGAAGGTGAGTCTGCATTCAATATGTTTAATAGTTCTGCTGATGGTCAATTTTGGTTCTACGAATCGTTAATTGAAATCTACAAAGAAAATGGTTTGAATAATTATTCAGACGAAATGGAAGAGATTCTAAAAAAAGTAAAATCTGAATTTATATAAATAATTTAGTATCCGTCGCCACGAAAGTCGTCTCGGGTCAGTTTAGTAACTACTGCATAGTACAAAGTTACTCATAGACACTCGGTGTCGAGGTTAGTAGTCCTCAAACAAAAAACTACAATCAGTTTCATAGAAGCACGGGCGTCATGTTGACAATCACATTTTGATTGTTACCTCCTGCCTTTTCAGCACTTCGGGAGTAGTGTCAGATGCGATAAACTCGTCCACTAATTTAAAAGGAATGTATAATGAAGAAGATTAAAAATAAGATTCTACATTCTGTAAGAACCCCAATGTTCAGACAAAGGGTAATGAAAGACAGAAAGAAAGAATCGAAAAAGAAAGGAGACTTCATTAATGAAGGTATTGTTCCCTCGACAGTATCTTCTTTAATGATGTTTCCCGAAAACCATCAGGTAGTATAAGAACAACATAGCCAATATAATTAAATAATGACCAATTCCTGTAAGAGTTGTTATAAATAATTATGAAGACAATACCGTTCTAGAATTAAATTAAATTCGACTACGCCGGAAGTTTATGGTCTTCCACCTAATTCGATATCGCCGAAAGGGATATCAAATAAGACGTGATACTTAATTAAGGTCACACAACTACAACTCGCTTAATAGGAGAAATATTATGCAAAACAATCCACTAAGGACGGCATTCGACCCGTTCTTTAATCAGTCCCTTGGACTAGACAATATCTTTCAATCTCTACAAGAGTTTGATAAACCAAATTCCAAATACCCTCCCTACAACATTGTAAAGGGTCCAAATAGTTATGCCATTCAAATGGCACTAGCAGGATGGCGAATGAACGAAATTTCTATCACGGTGGAGAAGAATACTTTAACCGTAAAGGGTGACAAGGATTATTCAATCAAAGCATCTGAAGAAGAGTTCGTACATAAAGGAATATCTGAACGTTCGTTCATACAGCAATTTACAATAGGTGATAGAGTAACAATTAATGATGCTCAACTAAATGATGGTATGCTGGTGATTAATATGAATGTGATTATTCCTGACGAAGAGAAACCTTTGAATATTCCAATCAATTCATCTGATGAATTGCTAATCGAAAGTTAATCTTTACCCTCGGTCATCTCCATCAGTGAGATGACCACCCTGCTTTAATTTAATCTATCGCAAACAAACATTCCACTAACTTCATCGCAAGCAAGTAGAATTCTTTCATTTACATTTGGTACATCAATAACGACAGGTTGTTTTTCAACAATTTTCGTAGGCGTGCTTGTAATTAATGTACAAGATGTTATTAATGAAGACATTGTTAGAAATGCCATTGAGTAGAATACTGGTTTATTAAACCATGATGATTCGTTTGATTTTTTCTTTTTCATTCGCTTTGCTCATATTATGTGTTACGTTGTGTCGTAGTTCTTTTCTTTCTTTACGTCTTGCTTTCTTCTTACTTTTACTCATTATTTCCTTAGTATAGTTTTCCAAATGGACCAAACACGTTACCTTTCTTTTGTGCCAGAAAGTACATGTTTGTTGCTAGTGCATTACTCTTTGCCGTATTCAAAGAAACAACCTTTGATAGAAAATTTAGTTGCATCAATTTAGACATTGCTATGTCTGGTGATATAGAATATATATATTCAACATTATCTACGAATTCCGAAGCGCTTGTGACGTTTGTCTTTACATGCGGTTTAATCTTAGTAAACATTGCCTTGTATTTCGACGCCTGAGACTTGAATTCTTTTGTTGTTTTAGGGTAAGACTGGTGTTTGTTGCTTAGCAATAGTCCGTATTCATTCATCGCAACAGCAAGCATATCTAGAGGGACTTTTCCCATACGAGCTGCAGTCGCAGAGGTAGCGGTCGCCTCAAATTTAAGGTTGCTCATACCTCTAGAGTTTTGTCTGATTTGAATTTTTGCAACCCGCGACGACCCGTCGTTGATACCGAATACTGTATCTGTCGTTTGGAATGTAGTCACACCTTCCTTATTTACAATTAAGTTAAACGGGCAAGTAACAGCACCACGTTTGAATGTAGGTTGACTTTTAAATACATTGCGGTTCAAATTCACCAATTCCCACCGTGCAACTTTACCAGACATCTTCTTCAATGAAATTCCGACAACTATATTATCCTCAAACATATCAACAAGTTTGGCGTTGATTTCTTGTACCGTAAGACATTTCACAAGCGTCCTCATTTGTAATGCAGGATCCTCTACTAACCATATGTCTGCTGGGTTCCAAGTATCTTTGTTTGATATTCCCAATTGTTTGACAAGGGTAGTAATTTTCTCCATGAAACCGTCGTCTCTGGAATATTTGAAGTTTGTGTTATTTGGGACTTCTTTTGCGACGGTTAATTGTTGCTGGAAAAATGTTTCTAACCATATGTCGTTCATTTCTGGGTATAGTTTCTCAAGTTGTTTTCCGCAAGCATTCATAAATAATTGCTTATCTCTAAACCCGTTTTTATTAAGTCCTTGTTCGATTGCATACATTGACGCATGTTCTTGCATTGCGGTTGTTTTTGCGTCTGGTTGACCGCCTCCACCACCCATTCCTGAGTACGGAGACTTATCTATTTCTGTCCACCTTCTAGATTTAGTGCCTACCTTTGATTTGAATATTTCAGCATAACCACTGGTTGTGAGTAGCATCTTATCCACCGCGGTTTGATTTGAAGATTCTACAGCCTTGATGAACGCCTTTATTTCTTTTGTCTTTTCAACAACAAAGGAGTCGGATTTAAATTTGATTTTAGATCCGGAATTGATATCATTCACGATTAGTGATAGATACGGTTTACTCAAGTCTCTTTCGCTTTTTCCTAAATTTGCCATAGTGTTATACGCAATACATCCAAGGAGACCAATCACACGTTGCCATCATTAGTGTGCCATTAATATATGGTAACAATGTAACAACTTCCATATTAACCACCTCTACGCCAAGACCCAGGCTTATACCCAAATAGCTTTTCAATACGTTTCATTTGTTTATCCATTTCAGCAAATACAGCTTTATCTTTAGACTCATCACCATAAAATGCATTAGCTAAACTATGCATCAACTCGTCTTGAGCGATCTCTTTAATTTCTTTCTTAGATTTGCCTTTGGCTTCCATTAATTCTTTAAAACTAATCATCTTTACCACCTATGTACATTACATTTTCTCCATATTGCTCATACAAGTACCATTACCCATTGAATGATATCCGTCTTCGCATTTATTTACATTATTTAAAATAAGTATCATCGCACCAATTGCGAATGCTAAAGTTATTAAAATTGTTACATCTTTCATATTATGTCCGTTTTACTGCACCAGTTCCAAAATAAAATCCAAGTACGTTTAAAATTGCGTATGGTAACCATTCTGGAGTAACTACACCCACCAATTGTTTCCACGTAGGTTCAACCCAAGTAAAGTCTAAGAACCACAACTTGAAGCCGTGAATTTCATCTGTTAAAACGTTAGTTGGTTGACCAAATAAAATTGGAGCAATAAGAATGAACATCGCCATACCCATTAAGGACATTACAATAAACTTTCTTGCCCAATTGGCACTAGGTGTGTTCATCGCTCTTGCAGACTTGCGAGAGGATTCTTCTTTAGAAAGAAGTTTCAAAGTCATCATATCTTTATCTCGAGCATCCTGTCGAGCATCAGACTTTAACTTCATAAATCCACCAAGGATGGTGGATGCGAGCATTGATATAACTTCTAGTGGTATTCCAAACATAATATATTCTCCTATGATATATTTATAAAAAACTTTACTTTCATCAATTTTTATAGTATAATAGATGTATATTAACTAAAAAGGAGCAATCATTATGATGCCATCAAACCCAGCAGACCTAAAGAAGATTGACGTAGCTCTACAACAAATTTCAGATTCTAAAACTAGAATTGAAGCAGAGCAAGGCCACATCAAAGAAGTTGTAGAAACTATCCATAATGACTTTGGTTTGGAAAAGAAACTTATCCGTCAACTTGCTAAAGTATGGCATATGAGAAATTATGCAGAAGAAGTAACACAGCAAGAAGATTTCCAAGAAGCATATGAAGCATTAACCTCTGTTAATAACAAATTAGAAACCTTATAATTTACCTGGGATTAATTAGTCAATTAGTTACCCATGGTCCTTCTTTTAGGGTATAATACGTAGTATAAACAATAAAAAAGGAAGTGAAATATGTCAAGTAATAATATGAAAATAACATTAGCGACTAACGGTAATATTAAATTTGGTAAGAATGACGGTGGTAACATTGTTACGTTTAAAGATAAAGTCCTTGCGACAGGATACTTTGATTTTTATGCTGATGGTTGGTATTTGTCTGCTAAGAATGTTGAAACGTTCTTTAGTGGTACTGCCCAAGACGTTGCTGACTTATTTGCGGGGGCAAAATAATGGGATATCCAAATAAATCTAACCCAAGCAAGAAACTTAAAATTACAGAACTATCAACCACTAAGATCGGTTCTGGTTATCAAGTAACGTGTATGGTTAATGGTCAGTCGTGGTTAAAAGAACTTTACGTTGATACCAAAACCCGTGCCGTTGAGGTTGCCACTGACAACATATATGCTTTTGCCGAATACTACCCTAACTATGAGGAACTATAATATGACTACAATTACAAAAACAACTAGAGATACTTACTTACGAACTAAGAACCGTTTCTATCAAGCAGGATGGTTAGATGCCGAACGCAACGAACCTGCTCAGGCAAGTACACGTGAACAAGACGAACTGATATATGCTGAGTATTTAGAGGGTTATAAAAATTCTATGGACAACTCATTTTCGATGGAAGGTGCATAATGTTAAAACTCATTAGAGATGGTTATGTAAATAACATTGAGGACGAACGTATCTGTATCCTCGGACCAGAGACTCCGGAGTATAGGAATTTCTTAATTGAAAAGTTATATGAAGAGATTCGTGAATTAGAAGAATCTGACTTTAAGGACGTTATGGAATATGCAGATGTCTTGGAAGTCCTTCAATCACTATCACGATTGAATGGGATTACCGAAGAAGAAGTAATTAAAGCAAAGGTCTCAAAACATGCTCTACTTGGTGGGTTCGATGATGGAATTATTTTATCATATTAAGTCAAATATCACTTTACTTTTACATCAAACTAGGGTATAATACGTAGTATATGAAAAATAAAATTGAAAGTATTAAAAACCAAGTATTGAATATTCCTCTTACTGTTGAGGAATTCGCTTCAGTAGTAAGAAGCGAAGTTGACGACTTAGGGGTAGAGGTTTCTGTTCAATATGTGAACGGGTTTCCGAAAGACACCGTATCCACTAATGGTTATTTTAATCCATATGATTGGGAATATGATTATAATATTGAGTTAGAATTAATTACTTCAGACGAAGAAGATACCATTAATATAAATATTGATAATTGGGACTTCTTGGCACATCAAATGATTCAAACTCTTGAACATGAAATTATCCATCGCAATCAAATTACAAAACGACAAGGGTTTGTAGTCCTTCCTGAATACATCGAAGGTATGTCTACAGAACAAGAACGTATTATATATCTAAGCAACCCAGACGAAATTGACGCATATGCGAACGACGTAGCGTTAGATTTACTTGAGGTCTATACTACTCAAGGTGCGTGTTTAAAGTTATCAAAATATACATATATCACAAAAGAAGAGTCTGTGGTATTTAACGAATATATGGAATTGTTTGGAGCAAATTCGGATATTGTTAAAACTATCGTAAAGAAAGCATTATCAAAAATAACAACATAAAAGGGGATTAATGGCACAAGTAAGCAAACAACAAGAATTTCAAATGATCATTGAAGGTTTAGTTTCTGATGGGATATCATACATAGACGTGATTACAGAATACATGGAAACCAACGAACTAGAACCAAAGCAAATAAAGAAACTTATATCACCAACACTACAAGAGAAAATCACAAGGGAAGCTATTAAATTTAGGTTGATTGACAAAGAAGAACTTGGAAGCACTCTGCCTCTGTGACAGGGTTTGATGCATATAAATTATACGTTGCAATAAAACAACATTTCAATACAGACAATAATTATAACTACATACAATACTCGGGAAAACAAAGACAAATTAGTACGGAATCTTATAACCGAAGAAAGGATAAGTTTTATTTTGAAGCAATCGGGAATAAAAAGAAAGGGGATTTATTACAATTCTACGTTGCTAACTTTGTAGTAGGTGACGGTCAATGGATCGGTGATATGTATAACCAAGAATCAGAAAGTGTGTTCTTTGGTTGGAAACGTATTATTGAATCTTTAACTTATTTATTCACAGAAGATATAAAATTAATTAAAGAGTTTTTGGAAGAAAGGAATTTGAAGTTCGACGACCTATTCACTATTACGGATGGTGAACATCCTATATTATTTAGATTCGTTGAACAGAAGATGATTAAAGTGGAAACGTATATCATAATGGATAAAGTTTTAAACTTTAGCAAAAGGTTTAGGAAAGAAATTAAGGACGAGTTTGTGTACCCAGCGGTTCAATATAAATTTGATAGGTATGCAGAATTTATGAATTTTGATTCTAAGAAATATGGAACAATAATGAAAGGAGTTTTTACATAATGCAAATGCACGACAGAATGAATTCAAATATCAATTTGAACTCTATGACTTTAAGAGAAGTTGATATGCAAGACGGATTTACCATACGAGTTAGTTATATCTTAAACACAGTCAAGATGACTAATAAATTAGAATATAATTTAGAATCGAATGCTAGACAAGACTACAATGCTATCGTAGAAATGATTGGTGGTAAGGCAACTTTTTTAACAGAATAGCTTGACTTTTCAGCAAACATAAGGTATAATAGAAGTATGGAAACGAAAATGCACAACAAACAAGATTGCGAAGTTAAATGCGACGCAATCAAAACAATTTTAACTCAAATTCAAGAAGTGTCTGGAATGGAACAAAATTACCAAATCAGACATCTTGCTGAATCAGGGTTAGATTTAATCAGAGATTTGAAAAGTGAATTCGACGATTAATAGTAAGTATAAATAACAATATAACAATATAATAATATAACAATACGTAGGAGTATATGATGGAACAAAATACAGTAAAGATTGACGGCAACGATTATGTAATTGCAGATTTACCAGATGTAGCAAAGGTGGCAATCGAGCACCTAATGGCAATTGATAAAGAGTCGCAAAGAATGGAAATGGCGCGTGCAGGTTTTGCACAGGCAATTAAAGCAGTAATGGAAAGTGATGACGCACCAACTCCAGTAGAAGGTTCTACATCAACAGAGTTTGTAGGTGAAGACGGTACAACTGCAGATTTCGTTCCAGAAGAAGTATAAAACAAACTAGAGGGTTGTGGAATACCTCTATAAAAACATTTCGTAAAACAACAAAAACAATCAACAGGTAACAGTAAAATGTACCTCACATAAGGAGTAGTATTATGGGTTTCTCAGCCTTAAAGAAAAGAAGTAAGTCGACAAAAAATGTATCAGAGATGATGGATAAATTGAACAAAGCATCAGGTGGTGGTTCAAATTCATACGTAGATGATAGATATTGGAAATTGGAAAGAGATAAGACGGGTAATGGTTATGCTATCATTCGTTTCTTAGATGCACCAGATGGTGAAGACTTTCCTTTCATCAAAATGTACACACATGGATTTAAAGGTCAAGGTGGTTGGTACATTGAAAATTCACTAACAACAATCGGTAAACAAGACCCAGTTTCAGAAGCAAACTCTGAATTATGGAATTCAGGTATTGATTCAAATAAAGATATTGCTCGCAATCGTAAACGACGTTTACAGTTTGTGTCTAATATCTACGTTGTTAAGGACTCCAAGTTCCCTGAAAACGAAGGTAAAACTTTCTTATTTAAATACGGAAAGTCTATCTTTGATATGATTCAGGCAGCCGGTGCTCCAGAGTTTGACGATGAAACTCCAGTGAATGTGTTTGATTTATTCAATGGTG